CAGGAGCAGCGGAGAAACCTGACAACTTTGTTTCTTCTTCAAATGAACGCTCAGAGGTCTCTGTTTCGTAGATCTCTTTGTGCTCTTCGCCGTAGCGAGCGTACTCAAGACCAAACAATGCGTTCAAACCAGGTAATAGCTCTTTTAGGAGCTGTGCACGAGAAATAGCCATTTATAGCTCCTTAAACGTAGTCATTACCCGTAGTACGGATAATTTGTGGGTTGTTTAACTTCACTACTACTTCAGTGAAGGCTGTTAGGCTTGTAGCTGTTTCTGGAACAACTGCAACTGCACGTAACGGCAAAGCAGCAGCGTTACCTAAACCAATTGTTGGAACAACAGCAGAAACTGCTGAATCACCAGTGGTTGAGGAACCTGTACCTTGACGAACTGCCAAGTTAATACCAACAACAGATGCGTTTGCGGTTGTTACTGTAGCGTTACCGCTGAAAGTAAGAGCAACTTTAAATGCAGCCATTGAATCGTCAACAACATAGGCAATAGCAGAAGAAGCGGCAGCATTACCTGGGTAATATTGAGCTTGAACTGTTTGACCTTGTGTATTAACGTACTGAACGCCCATAAATACGCCATAAGTTGCATTAGCTGCAGCAGTGGTCGCATCTGTGGTTACAGTTGATTTTTGAATATTGCCACCTGTGACCAGGACGATGTCACCGTTATAGATTGGAGTGTTATAAGTACTCGCAATCGGTAATTGACGTGTTGCGCCAGCATATGGCATAAAGTCAATACGGTTAACAGGTTGTAAGCCGTAGGGAGCAGAAACGGTTGGATAAGCCATTTAAATCTCCTTGATTGGTTAAAATTAACTACCTTTGCCAAAGCTGCTTGTGGATTTTTTCTCCGAGAAGATAGGCATCCGTGGGTCGCTTTGACGCATTAAATTATTGTCTACAGCCTCTGACTGAGCATCGCTTTGTCTGGCGTAATAGTCATTACGCTGTTCTACGAATTCAGTTGGAGTTTTGCAAAGCAATAACCCGCCGATCTCAATATTGTCTTTAAAACGACTATTAGGATCAACTAGCAGTTGAAACTGTGGCTGCTCTTCAATCTTGACTGGCTCCCAACCTTCACGCAATTTAGCGGAAAGATTACGAGGATCTGCTTGATTGTTAGTAGCAACACGGACCCAACGATAAGAAAAACCGGGCTGTTTATCTGGTTCAGGTAACAGCTCAGGCTGCTGCCACTGCTTAGGGCGCTCTGCCTGTACACGAGTTTCAATACTACGTGGTTTACGATTTTGTTCCATTATTGTGCTCCGTTCATTTGTTCAGCAACCTTTTTGGCGTATAGATCAAGGGGGACTCCCAACCGTTTGGCAATAGCTACTTGGGTCTTTGTCAACTTAATCTTGGATGGCGCTACACTGCGTGTCGCTGGTGCGACCACATTTGACGCCGGCTTAGCACGGCTTTGAGTTTCCTCTTCTGCCGGTTTTGTATCTTCTACTTCGCTCCCGGTATCGAAATACTCGGGGTATCTTTTGCGCATTGTAGCATCAATTCGCTTGAAGTAAGCATCGGAACCAATATAACTTTTTCCAAATTCTTTCTCTAGCTTCTTGTGCAACCCAAGGGCAGTAGCACTCATTTCATCGTCATCACCGTACCAAGGGTTTTCATCTAGCCACTCGGAGGTCTTCGGATCAAGTTGAGGCTGTTGCTCCTCTTTTGGTAACTGTACATCAATTTCTCTAGCTTGCAAGGGCTTTAGTGAATCAGCCTTGTCCATCTTTAGCGTTGCTTGTGAGATACGTTGCTGTGCATCGGCCAATAATTCACCATCACCAGCGTCATAAGCCTCTTTAAAAGCACGTTTAGCTGCTTCAAGTTCGTACTGAGCTGAGGTTTTACCTTGTTCAATATAGACTTTGCTGCCTTCTTCGAGTTGCTCTTGAAGTCGTTTGTTTTCCGCAATGATTGATTCGGCTAACTTAATAGCTTCTTCTTTCTCACGAACTGCAGCTTCTTTAGCACGGCGCTCATCGTGGTAGCCACGGGTGAACTTTTTGATGCGTTTCTGAACTTTGGCATCATATTGGCCTAGTTCATCTTCATCAACTTCTTCAGGGGGTTCGGCCGCTTTAAAGCCCCTGTCCTTTTCAGGGGTGTCGTCCTCGATCTCAATCTCGGGGGCTGCCGCTTCTGCTTCTACGGGTTTACCCTTAGGTTCTTCATCGGGGAACGTGTATTCTTCTAACTCTAGGTTATTTTCTGACATTTATAGCTCCTTAGGCACGTTTGATTCCACGGGGGTCTTGTACAACTGCCTCAACGACATCATCATTAATTAGTCTAAATTCACGACCATGAATGAGTAAGCGTGAGCCAGAGTTTGGTCTAACTAGGATAAAGTCACCCTGTTTACACCAAGGCCCATTAGGAAAACGGGTTTTGTCCGTGTAACACTCCGGACCAACTTTTACTACAAAAAGTACTGTGGTCAACACTTCTTCCACACGCATAGTGTCATCCGACTTAATAATTTCACTTCCGTCGAAATTCTTTTCTGCTTCTGGTATTGCACAGAGGATATGGTATCCAACTGGGTCAGGTAGTTGCCTACCCTTTTCTTCGGCTTCTTTGTCGAGTAAGGCAGACAAATCGACCGCTTTATTTAAATCAAGACTCATCAGAGTTCTCCAATCGTTGCACGAGATCTTTTGTTATTTGGATAGCTGACTCTAGACCTCGGATAGCGCCAACCACTTGACGGTACTCCTCCATATTGGCAGGGCGTCCCGTCGATAAAAACTGAGTGTGATTAGAAATCTGTTCTTTAAACTCGTTGATTAAATAATCAAGTTCTTTCACCTATTCCCCTCTTTCTTGGTGTTTTGCCTGTTTTCACGGGCTAGTGCCATCTGTTCTTTTGATTTGGCAATATCTACCCCGATCTTTGTGCCCTCTAGACTCTGTTTAGCGCTAAGCTCCGCTTTGTCTTTCTGGACTTTTGCTCCAACGTTCATACCAGCAATACGCTCTTGGGAACGAATACGCTCTTGCTCGATCTCAATCTGGTCGGCTTTAGCTGCTGAATCTGCAACCAGCTTGCGTTCCTTAATATCAATATCTTTAGCTTTGAGCTGCAATTCCTGTTGCTGCAACTGGATGAGTGGGTCTTGTGCTTGCTGCTGTGCTTGTTGCTGAGCGGCTTGTTGTTGATTCTGACCAAGCAGTTGTTGAGAAGCCTGAGCTGCCAACTGCGCAACACGGTCTGCAACTTCTGGTGACATCAGCGGTGGATCTTCGCCTTCTACTACTGTAGGCAACGGCATACCCATAGCTTGTTCTACCTGACGACGGTACTCAAACCCAACGTGCTCATTGATATGCGCCAGCATAGAAGCCTGAAGTGCCTGTGCCATCTGTGGGTTCTGGCCCAAAATAGACTGGATCTTCGGATCTTTCATAGCTGACATGTGCACTGCAATATGAGCAGCGTGATTCTGCTCGATGAACGCCTTGACCGGTTTGTTCTTCAAAACGTTCTGATTCTCCGTCACAGGGTCAACTGGCTTCATGTCTTCTTCCATAGGAATTAACTTGGTAGCATTTTTGACGCCTAGGACCTCCACCATTTGACGATGGAGGAGCGGGAGGTTGTAGAGCTGCGGGGCAGTTTGAGCCAACTGAAGTACCGCTTGGTACTGAACGATCTTCTGCGCCATTGTTGCTGCATTTGGATCACTGACCGGAATAACGTCAACTGCATCGTAGTCGCTTTTCTTCGCCCAACGTGAACCTTCTTCCGGCTCATAGGTGTACTCCTCAGGTGTGTAGTCAGCAATAATGTTCTTAAGTAACTTAAACTCAGACTTCATCGCATAGTGGATGCGGGCCTGAACTGCGGACATTACCTTAAGTGTGCGCTCCAAGATTGCCAAGGTTGTACCGACAGGGGCGTTAGCCGACATGTCAGAAATCTTAGTATCCCCGGCGGTTGCAAACGCACGGCCTTCAGCAATAATCTGACCTAGTAACTGGAACAGGGTTTGGCTTGGCTCTTTGTATGGGAGGGGTAGAATATTGTCCTTGATAGAACCAGACGGTACATCGACGTCTCTAAACTCTCCTGGTGCGATTGGGGTGTCGTCGCCTTTGACTCGTAAGCCCCGTGACTTGAGTCCTCCGGGAAGATTAGCCAAAGTACCAGCATCAACAAGCTGGCGAATAATACTAGTCGCACTACGTGCGTAACCGCCAATGAGGTGAATGAGACCATAGCCGTAGAACCCAAATCCTGGAATGTATTGGTAATGAACAAAGTGATTGCGCTTTAACTTGAGGGTGTCATCCTCATACCAGTTACGACGGATCGAGAGAATTGTGCTTGTGCCCTTCTCAATAGTGACTACATATGGCAGTGCAATATCATCTTCGTCTTCAAAGCCAGGCATCTGGTAGTTGATGTGCATCTCAAGAATACGATAGCGGTCATCCGTTGAGGCGGTGTAGCCACTCTCTTCAGCTTTGCGCTTCTCAATATCATCAAGAACTAGTACGGGGTCGCCTAGGTCGACATCACGGTAGAACCCAGCAGCTTGGAGCTTTTTAATCTCGTTCTTGGTCTTCCGCATCACGTGGGTTACACGATCTGCGGTTTCCAAGTTAGCTGCGCCGTAAGGGACAATCATGTCTTCGGCCGGGATAAACATCGCTACTTGGCGACCCAACGATGGATCGTAGTAAACTTTCTTAAACGCTGAGCCTGCCAGTGGCAGCGCCCATAATAACTTCTCATGCTCAGGGCGATACTCGGTCATGGTATCTGTGAGCTTATAGTTCATGTCCTGTTCAACACGCAAAGCCGAGTTTTTCTTCTCTGGTGTTTCTTTACCGATAATTTGAGTACGTACAGGACCTGCTGCGGGGAAGGTCTCCATAATAGCTTCGGACTGGAAGCGAACTACGGACTCAGTCAACATGGGGTGGAACACACCACAGGCGCCAGCCCACGGCTCAATACGCTCTTCCATCTTAAGGCCAAGCAGTTTTAAGCCATCAACGTATGTGTCAACCCAGTCTTTGCGGGCACCAATATCTGCATCGAACAACCCAATTAAGTCACTAGCTAATTCTTGAAGGTCGCCCTCAGCCATGTCTTCCGCTAAGTTTTCATCGAACTTATTATCTTCTTCTTTGTTTTCAATCTCAAGAATTGGCATACCATCAATGCCGATGCGAACCGCTTCCGGATCCTCAATTTCGATTTCTAATTCAGGACCTTCCATTAACTCCGCTTCTTCATCAATGGATGTTGGCGCTGCGTATAAACCTTTTTCAATTGCCATAATTCACCTATACGTTGTAGTACCCGGCATTCCTGCCAGATTTGAAATACTTAATATCTTCCGGCTCGTCACTTGGTAACCGTAAGAACCCACCCTGTCTGAACCGCATTAAAGCCAAAGTCATCGAGTCAGTTAAGTCGTCATGCTCACCCGCTGGAAACGCAGCTACCTCATCAACTAGTTCTTCCGCCCAACGAGTAGCCGGTGCCCATACTTTACCACTTGCGAACATGTCTGCGACACTATTTAGTCTAGATATTTTATCCTGCCCCTTACCTGGACTGTACTCGGCTACTGGAATACCCATTCTACGCAGTTCCTGAATCAGTGGGGCACCAGCCGCTTTTTTCTCAATGAGGAAAGCATCCGGTTCGTAGTCCATGTAGTGTTCGTACGCTTTCGCCTTGAGTTCCGGGAACTCCAGCCGCTCTTTAAAGGCCGACAAAAGAATAATGTTAGGGAGGTTGTTGTCCTCCTCATCGTAGAAGACGCCCCAAGTTGTACATGCAGAGTAGTCGTTGACCGTCTTTTTTTCGTGCGCCGTATCCCATGCCTGGATCGTAAATTCACAGTGCGGCGGATCTTCATGATCCCATATCTTCCACCATTCCCGTTTAATAATTGCAGAGCTATCCGAGGTCGGCTGCTGCATATACTGCGCCATCCACTTGCTGTTAGGCAGTTCGGTGTGTAGCGCCTCTAGTTCTTTCTTGCTCCAAAACTCGGGCCAGAGCGGGTTGCCGCTAGGTAATATGGCAGGGAACTCAATCACTTTCCACTCGTCCCCACCCCGTTTAGCCGCCGCTTTCATTACCTGGGCAGTCAAATCACGTAGCGACCACCGGGTCATAACTATAACAATCGCACCCCCTGGCTGGAGACGCTGACGAGGACCTGAGGTATACCACTCATAGGTTTTGTCGTAAATCTCTGGGTTGAACGCAGCTAACGCCGCCTCTTGTTCGGAGTGCGGATCGTCAATTATAAGAATATCAGCGCCTTTACCAGTAACAGCACCACCGACACCAATAGCGAAATAGTCACCGCCAAAATTAGTATTCCAACGGCCTGCTGCTTTAGAGTCTGACTGTAGCTCAATGGCGGGAAACATTCTTTTATACGCATCAGAATCGACCAAGTTCCTGACTTTACGGCCGAAACCCACTGCAAGCTCCGCTGTGTGAGACGTTTGAATAACTTTTTTGTTTGGATACTTACCCAGGAACCAGGCGGGTAATAAATAAGATGCAAACTCCGATTTCGTATGGCGAGGAGGCATGTTGATAATAAGCCTCTTACATTTACCACTAGCCACATCCTCAAACGCCCTAGCCATCTTCTCATGGTGCCTCCCGTGAATAAAGTCTGGCCAAACCTGGCCCACAAATGCCATAAAATCCTTCTGGCACAGCTCTCTTTCCTCCCGAACGTCTAATTCGTCCAGGATTTCTAGTATTTCTGACGCCTCTTCCTTAGGCAACGAGTCCAAAAACGCTTTTCGCTCCGCTTTTGGCAGTGTTTTGAACGTGTCGAGGACTTCAGTCATCGAAATCCACGTCCTTTGTTACCTTATCTAGCTTGACTACACCTAATTCTTCATCCAAATCAATGACAACGGGCTTTTTCTTCTTTTTTTCTTCCGCTTTTACCTCTTCCACGTCGCCCATATAGCGGCTTAGCTTCTTAGCTAGCTCTTCTCTTAGCTCATCTGTGGATTTTGAGTTGACTGAAATCTCTAGTTTGTCCGCAAACATACCTAACTGGCTTAATCGGCCTAGACTTTCTAGTGCACGCAGTCTGTCACCGGCTTTTTCGCCTAGCGCTGTGGGGTCTGACTCTTCTATAAGACGTGTTGTGACGTATGCCCTGAGTTTTACTGTGTCTTCAATGACATCATTTTGATATTTATCAACTAACCCCTTGAGCCATTTTGCAGTTTCTACATTAAATGGGCGCCTTTTGGCGTCGGGGCTACCTGAAAATTGTTTAACTGCTTCCCGTGCTCCACGTTCTACTTGCTTACGGTAAATACTTGGGTCTGGATTCCAGCCGTTGGCTTCGAGAAACTCTGCGGTATTGAACGCAGCTTGAGTGCGAGCGAGTAAATCCGAGATCTCTTCGGGTTCGAAGTTAGTCGGAATAGGGAACAGCTTTTCTGGTGTTGCAATAATTGTCATAAGAGGAAAGTTTGGCACTCCTAGTTGACGCAAGTGTAACACGAATTTTTTGGTGTGGGGGTTGCTCGGTATGCGAAGCCGGAAAGAAATGTGCTTCCCCCACGAATGTATCTTACTTCGTTTCTTGGAATTGCTTGAGGCTTGTAACAATTGCATTAATCCAGAACCGCTGGATCTTCTTTACTTGGGCTTCAAATTCTTGGAGCTGCTTTTCAAAATCAAACATGGTACTTCCTTTCTTAGTTTATGTTGCAATGCAGCAATTGTAGCATGAAAATTTTATATACCCCCCGGGGGTATTGAATTTGAAAAAGAGGGTGGGGGGTCCGCTGAAAAATTTGTAATTGACTGTGCATATCTCAGTACATATGTGGGGGAGGGGACTCCTAATTCTAAAAGGGGTCATGGGGGTCGTAAGGCGCATGGAATTTAAAAATAACAGGGGGCGGGATCGTTTTCTGAGTAATCTAGACTGGTCTACATTACCCCCCAAGGTATTCAGATAATCCGCATTTAAAGCGTATATAACGCTATATTTGGTGTAATTTGACCCCGTTTAAAAAGTATGTAATAATGTATTCATGGTCGTATATCCGACTGTTAATTAAAAAGGATTTAAAAATGAAAAACGCACAACAAAACGCTATTGCCAATATCGCCAAGACCCTTGCTATACCTAGTAAAGCGGGTAAGTCACCCCGTACCAAAAAGGGTACTAATGCCAAGACCATCATTGGCGAATCGCTGATTCTCTCTCATACATTGGGATTCGTTGAGGGTGTAGTAACGGCGGAATCAGGTCGCATTAAGATGACTGACAGCGCCAAGGCTTTACACCTTGGGGGGGTTCGATTGCTCAAGGCTTCAACCGCCGAGGGTAAAAAGGATAAGACCACGCAATTAGTTCGCAAGGCTTTTTTCGATGGCTTTGAGGGTAAGGTTTCCCCCGTTACTGGTAAGGCATATGCTAAGGGTTATATCGACACTCAGTACCAAGTATTTTTTGAAGCGGTCAATTCAGGTAAACCCATCACCGACCTTAACGCTGATCGTGCCAAGGCTAAAGCGGGTAAACCAGCTAAGGCAAACGATGACAATGCCAAGATGATCTCAGCCCTTAAGAATGTTTGGGTGCTTTCAGGTGTTGCAACATCGGCGGTGGATTTTATTCAAGATAAACTTGATGACGGGTTTAGCCTGATTCAGTCTATCGAGGATTACCTGCAATCTGAGGGAATCGAAATAGCTAAAGATTCCGAATAAACTAGACCAGTCTAGATTACCCCGCTTCGGCGGGGTTTTTTTTCGCCCATTTTTTTCTGCGGAACTATCATAACTATCATGCTCTACTAAGCGGGTAAGCCGTAGGCTAAGTTGTAAAGCCGTAATAAGCTGTTGTATTTGCACAATCCTCCTATATTTGCACAATTATTCCAGAGCACTTGGAAAATTCTCTAGCCCTTATTGCACAAGGCTTGCAGGGGATTTTTTTTGTATTATTCCAAGAATAATAATAATAAAGAAAGTATAAATATATAGAGGTAATACATTTGTGTATGCTTGATTCTTTTCAAGGATTCGTTTGCCTGAAAAGCTGGAATAATTGGAATATTCTGGCAGAAGCCCTAGAAT